ATAATAAATCTCTGCGATTGGCAAGGGATTATTTTTCTGTTGTTCAGAACCTGTCTCCTTTATCAACCGCAGTATTTCTAAGCGAATTTCTTTATCATTAAGATGATTATCATTTTGCATTTAACATTTCTCTTAAAGTATAAACTTGTTGTACTACCTTATCATGATCTGGATGATTTCTATTCCAATATGGACCATTCTTGTCATTAGATAATGCAGAAATTTCAGACTCAATATCTTTAGTAGTGTTTGTATTTTCACTTTCAGTACCAAGAATTTTATCTTCTGACATCATGTTTGCAATCTTTGCAAAACCTTTTATGATTTCTGGATGATCTCCAACTCTAGTACCATTTGATAAAGTCATATCTAAAACTTCTGGATTAATATTAGCTTTAGCTAATGCACCAGCTTGTTTAACTTTACCTTCAAAGTCTCTACCCCACTCTTGTCTTAACTGTTGTTCAGCTTGAGCTTGAGCAGTTTCAGTATCAATCTTTGATTGTTGAGCTGTGCCTTCCATATTATTTTTATAGAACTCTAAGATACCTTGAGCTTGTTTATTATTTAAACCAAGTTGATGAGCATTTTCTGTAAAAGATTTAATTGCACCTTCATCTAAATTTACTACTTCAGATTTTACATCTAAAGCATATTTATCAGCAGATTCTGGTCTGCCAAGTTTTGCATAGACTTCGTTCCATTGATCGTCTGTAGAATTATTATTTGGTATAGCAACTTTATCTTGACCAATCATTTTAGTTGCGTTGATATAACTTTTAGCTAACGCATCTATCTCAGTAAATTTTTCTATATTAGGATCAGCTCTGTACTCTTCACTAATAGAATCTTTCCAAGATGATATGGGTGTGTCTGCTTTTGCAACTGTTGTTGGTTGTGCTGTTGGTGGTGTTACTGTTTCTGTAGTCGTTGTTTCTACAGGCACAGTTTCCTGTGTTATCTGTTCGCTTGACATATTTATTTTCCTTTATCCTTTCGTAGCATTGATTTGATAAACAGAAGAACACTACGCTGTCCTTCCATATATGCACTCTCATGACTATCCCCTTTGACGTTAGTGGTAGAATGATAATGACATCTTTTTTCAAGATCGACCAAGACTTCTTTGCCTTCATCTGTATTGAATATGTATTCGTAATTTTTTCTTAACCCTTCTATAAGTTTCTCTAGTTGTTTATTTGGTTCCATACTATTCCACTTCAGCATTTGCTAGAGCTTGTGCCTCTTGAGGCAACGCTTTCGCTAGTGGTGCTACATCTCCTGCGGCTTGTGCAACTTGTTGCATCTGTGCCATTTGTTGTTGTTGTTCTGCAGCTTGTGCTGCTTCTTGTCTTTGAGCATTAACTTCGTTTTGTGATTTTAATAATTTCTGTGGCATACCAACTATGTCTGCCAAGTGTTTCACAAGATTGTCAAAGTTAACATAGTCAAATACTGGTGCTACGTTAGCCAATGATCCTAATATTTCTATTGCTCTCATAATAGATTGTAGCTCTGAAGATTTTTGTGCTTTAGCAAGTGGAGATACATATTCTATTTCTACATCTCTACCAGATAAAAACTCTGGTGCTTGTGGTAACATATTGTTTCTAAGCAATATATTAAACACTCTATCAATTAATGGTTTTAATAATTCTGATTGTAGTCTACCTAATACTGGACCAAGTAACCTCATCTTCTCTTCATTTCTTTGGATAACTTCTGTCGCTGTCATTTGTGGACCTTGTTGCATCATCAATTGATTAACATAGAACACAGCTCTGATTGCATCTCTTCTTTGCTCTTCCATGTTTAATCCTAGTGGATTGTTTGCACCAATGTTTAATGGTTCAATTCTATCTCTAGTACCACTTCTATAAAAGTTTAGTCCACCAGGTACAGTTCTTACAGGAAGTAAGAAGCCATCATCTGGAACTAATAGTGGTGGGTCGACTTGTTTCTGTGCAGCTTTAATTGTAGTCTTAGACATTTCGTTTAGCATTTTAACGTCTGGCAAAGCTGTCATTGCTGGACTTCTTCCATAGATTTCATTTGATGCTTTTAAGTATCTTGGTACTACAAAAGGAAATTCTTTAAATCCAGAAACAGATAATTCATTTGCATTTTTATATTCTAAGTAAACAGATTCAAATGGCATATTGCTTTTATCTTTTTTCTTAGGATCGAAATCTGATCTTGGATAAACTGCGTGTAGTATTTCTACTTCTTGGTATGGATCTTTTTTAAAGATACCTTGTATGTCTGATGAAACTGTTTCGCCAAATTTTTGTACTGCAGCTCTGGCAGATATTTTAAATCTTCTAAAGATTGTATCTATTCTACCTTTGTCATTCTCTGCAATAAATACTTCATTGATATGTCTTGTAGAAAATTTAATTAAATCTTCATCATCTTCTTCAATAAACATTGCAGCAGTTCCAAACGTAATTAGATCATGATACAATTCAAATATTTCTTGTTGGAAGTTTGATCTGTTAAATGCTGTGTACATTGCTTCTGTTGCAGACTCTAACCAAATTTTTGCTTCATCTTCATTCTCAACATCTTCATCTTTAAATCTTAAAGTAAACCAAGGTGTGGATGGATTTGTTAACATACCATGTAATGATGCTGCTAATAATTCTACTGCTTGTATTGGAGATGAATCAAAGATCATCTCATTTCTTTTATCACCTCTAGCTCTAGTCTTAGTTACATCTGCTTTTCTTGGTTGCATATAATCTGCAACTTCCTGCCAATGCGTTTCCCAGTTTTGCCTTTGACCTTCTAGCTTTTCGTATCTTGATAATAAATTTTTACTTAAATCTGTTCTTGCCATTATGATCCTAATAAACTTGGTTTGCCTAATGTTAATTTGTCATCCTGTAATAAACCTCGTGGACCAGTTAATGCCATCATTGATCTACCTCTTTTTTTTACTTTTCTTAAATCATATTCATCTGCGTCTGTTGCAGAACTTTGTGATAACTCAGATTCTGTAGGTGATGTATCTACCTTTGGTGTTTCTGTTACCTTAACTGTGGGTTGATTACCACCTCTATTTTCTCTTTGCATTTTTTCTGCATCTTCTAAATTTTGTTGATTTTTAGTTTTAGTTTTATTTTTTTTAGGTGGGTTTAAATCTCCTTGATAATCTGTAGCATATCCAGATTCATTAGCTTTTCTTTTTTTTTCTTCTTCTGTAAGAAAAAATCCTTGATCAGCTCCTGTGTTTCCATTTCCTCCTGCTGGTGTTGCTCCCATACTATTCTCCGAATGTTAGTGATGAAGTTGTTTCTGATTTTGTTTCTCTTGTTTCATTCACTTGTGGTTTTTTAATTTCATTTTCAAAAGTCATATCTTCAGCTAATACTAAAACTTCTTTCTCAACTTCTACTTTTGCCTTTTGTTTTTTTTTAAAAATTTTTTTAATTTTTTCAAACATTTATTTACCTAGTAAAGTTTCTAACTGTTCTTCCTTATCTTCCTGTACTCCAAGAGGTGAAGTAAGTATGGTAGACTTTCTACCTTTTCTTCTTCTTTCAACTGCTGCCTGTTCTTTTGCAATCGCTTCTTTTTCCTCTGATGATAACTCAGCACTTGGCGGTTCTGGTGCTGGAGGTGGTGGTGGTAATACTGGTGGTTTTGGTTTTAAAAATCCCATAATTAAATAATCCTATAACTATTATCTGCTATACTTTGTGGAGCAGTTTGTCTAGTGTTAATTTCTTGTAGTCCAACAGCAAGGTAACGCATTGCATCACAAGCGTGTGAACTCCAATCATGTACAGGTTTTGATCTGAACATTCTATTCTTATCAATATACTTCCTGTGGTAATGTCTTAATGCATCTATTAACTTTTTGCAATGGTCTGTATCAATCCAGCATCTAGGCAAAGTCATTGTGGTTGCGTGTATGCCATCCTCTAGTGGAATTTTTGGAACTACCTTGAACCTAATTCCTAATTGGTAGGCGACCTCTCTCCTGGTTTTGCCATTGCCAAAATCGGTAACTTCAATGTCGTGTGGTGCAAAGTGATCCTTGTAGACATACTCCTTTTCTTTAACAAGCTGGATATAGTAAGGTAAACCTTGACCTCTCTCTTCATGATAATCTATTATACTTATGCTTCTGCCTAACTGCTGATAAAATATAATAGCACTATGGTCGGAGACCCCGAGATCCCATGCGGTAGATACTGGTAGTGATGGATCGTAGGGAACTCTGGATAATTGTTTTTGATCATCTAGTTTACCTATTACATCTCCATATACTGCACCTTCTATATTTGCTATCCAATCGCACTCAAACTCCTGTAGGTACTTCTTATCACCCATAACTTCTTTTGCCTTAACCAACTCATCCTCATCTACAATCTTAGTATCTGATGCTTTAGCCTTGTAATTAAACCAATCTTCCGCACCTTGTGCGTGTTGGTACAACTCATAGAAGTTGTTGTTCATTCCCATTGGAGTTCCAATAAAGACACAATAACCTTTACGATCTGATAATGCTGGTCTAATAATTTCTGGGAATAGCTTACTGTTGACGTTTGCATATTCATCAATCACACATCCGTCAAGGTAAATCCCTCTTAATCCATCTGGAGATTCAGAGCCTAGCAAAGTGATACGAGAACCATTTGGTAAATCAACTCTAAGTTCTGTTTCGTTAAATTTAGTGTGGGGTATTTTGGCGGTGAACTGTTTCATGTAATCCCATGCAATAGACTTAGCTTGTTTGAAGGTTGGAGCAATGTAAGCAAATCTTGGGTTCTTGAGTTTGGACAGTAATGCTGACCTAATTAGGTGGTTGATCATACATACTGTCTTTCCAAATCTTCTGTGACAAACTAGCACATTCCATCTATGCTTATCTATTTGTCTATGTAAGTGAGCTTGGTGCTTCCTAGGTGTATAGGGTATCTTAATATCCATATCTAGTGAATTGATTTACTGTGATTATCTCCATCAAAAGGTATGTATTCAAATCCTAGCTTCATCATAATGTAAGATGTAAATAGTTCTGCAGACTCATTGTTAGGCATACCAAAGAATTTAATTACTACATTGTTGGTTTTTTCTTCAATAAAGCAAACACAATCTAAATCTTCTGATGAAAAATAGTTCATATACCACATATAGTTTATTTTAAGTTTATTGAAAGTAAAAGCTGTGGGTGTGTATAAAGCTGTCTGTGTAAAGGTGTCCTGAAGTTCGGTGTATATATATTAATAAAGAAGCGGGTGCGTTGGCGGGTATACCCCCTCTTTATTTTTAAAAAAAAGGCAAAATTACAAAGCAAAAATTATTATTAATCTATAAATTATTAGTAACGATAATAATGCGTTACTGATATTGATAATGATTCTCAATAGATAGGTCAATACTACTTACCTATTCCGTTTGCTATATCGCATAAAATATTTTTTGACGTTGCTATTAATACTATACAACTTTTAAACCCTCTAATTTTTTAACACTCAATCTTTTAAACCTTACAACCTTTTAAATTATACATTAGAATTATTATAAACTATTTATTTTTAGGTGTGACGTTTTGTCATCTATTCAATTAAAGCTACAAATACTATATTGATCTTATAAGTTAAATTAACAATAGAAGGGTTAACAATGACAATACAAGTAACAATTAAAAACGTTTACGGCAATGAGAGAATATATCCAATCAATCAAAAAGCAATTTGGTTTACTTCTCTTACTAACAAAAAAACACTTGACCGAGCAGAAATCGATATAATTAAAAAACTAGGTTATCAAGTCGAAGTTGTAAGTGAGCAATTATAATATGATTTATAAAATATTATTTTTTGTATTTACTACAACTTTTTTAATTTCATTAATGCTTTATATCTTGCATTTATGGTCAATCTAATATGCGACAATATGACCAATTATAAAAACTCAATGATAGTATTACAAATAAAAACAAAAAGGAAAATATGACACTAAAAAAAACAAAGCCTACTTATCATGACTTAAAAAAGTTAATGTTTACAGACGGCAACCCAAAAACAGACAAAAACAAACATATAAAAGATTTAGATCAATATCTAATTAAGCGTTTAAATCTTGCACCGGCAAAAATATCCGGTTTCGAAACTTGTGCAAGTAGGTCCGAAGGTTGTACTGACGCTTGTTTGCATGAAGCCGGTAACCCGGTCCATATGCCACAAAAAACACTAGGCAGGGTTAATAGAACTTTATTATTGTTTAAAGATACGGCAAAATTCATATCAATGGCAACTAGGGAAATTCGAAACCATGAGATCTATTGCAAAAAACATAATTTAAAACCGGTCATTAGATTAAATACTACTAGCGATGTCATGTTTGAAAAGCAAAAATTCTCATTTATGCAAAACTTTCCAAACGTACAATTTTACGACTACACAAAACATTTTAACAGAATGATTAAATATTTAAGGGGTCAATTACCGGCTAATTATCATTTGACATTTAGTCGTAATGAAAAAAATGATTTCAACGCTACACAAGTTCTTAAAGCTGGTGGCAATGTTGCTGTAGTTTTTAGAGATAAACCACCGGCAACATATAAAGGTTTTAAAGTTATAAATGGCGATTTACATGATTTACGTTTTTTAGATAAAAAGAACGTGGTTGTAGGTCTTAAAGAAAAATTAACTTTAAATGAAGATACCGGAAAATTAGAGAGAAATTATTCCGGGTTTGTGGTTGATCTTAAATAAACAATAACAAAAAGGGAAATATGACAATACAATTATACTATAAGACAAAAAAAGAGCTTAAAAACAATATAGGGTCTGAGCTAGATTATTCGGAAACTAATATTTTTAAGGATGAGTACACGCAAAACGGGGTTGTGATTGGTTGCGATGTTGATCGTAAATGGTTCGCAAAAATTACAATTAAAAACAACATAATTGAGAGGGTCCAATAATGAAAAAACAAATAAACAAATATAGTTTAAAAAAATATCTTGAGCATTTAAAAATAGATATTGATCGTCAACTACCTTGCGATGTTGTTGAATTTAGCAATCAAGATTATTATTCAACATCAAAAAAGCAATGGATCAAATATAAAGATATGGATATGATCCACGTTTTAAGATCCTTATTAAAAGATAGAAAGTATCTTGAAATTAGAGAAGAGCTTTTAATGAATAGAAATTTTAAATTGCAAGATAAATATAATAAACTAGCGAGGGTATTCGATGAGTAATTGGAAGGATGAGAGGATCAAAGAAATAAACGAAATAAGTAAAAAAAATAATTGGGATTGTAGCGACAACAATAAATACTTTGAAGAGGTCCAATTAATATACAAATCAGATGCTAAAAGTTTGGACCAATTTAAAAAAGAAAGTGTGACATCATGACAAGTATTAATTTTTATTGCTACGTAGTAATTTTATTTGTGATGATAGTATTAATAATAACGTAAAACAAAGGGGAATAAATGTTAGAAGATAAACATTGTCAAGTAATATTAAAAAATGAAGATGATACAGTTAATAATATTCTTATGGATTATGATATAATTTTAAGAACAAATGACCGCAGAACTTCATATGATTATTTTGATATTTATGATTATAAAAATCATAATATAGTTGCAAGTGGAATAGAAATAAAAAAGAAAGCGAGGAATAAATGAGTAAAGAAAAATGGATAGGTTTTAAGAAACCTAAATTTATAGGTATTGACTTTGATTGTAAAGGCAATCCTTTAATAGATTGGCAAGAACAATTAAAATTAAAAATTGATAGAGACACCATTGGTTATGATTTTAAAGTTGTTGCTTATAAAAAAGTACAAACTTGTATGGAGGAATAATGGCAGTAGATTTTGAAGCATTAGACTTTGTAAGAACTAGGAACAGAGCAAAAATACATGAACAAAAAATGAGTGAGCAACAAAAAAAACATGAGTTGTTTATAGACGGCAGAAAACAATTAGACAGTTTGGTAAATGCTTATAACAGAGCAACCAATGAGGAGTTTAAAAAGGTTTATAAGCAAAAATGGTTTGAGTTAATAAAAGTATATGCAAACAAAATAGAAAGAAAACAATAATATGCAAGATGAATCAGAAATAAGAGATGACTATTGTAGAGAAAAATTTGGTCATAGTAATTGGGGTTATTTATCAACCTATACAAAGAAAGAATTAGCCAACAAAGATGAATATGTTTTGCAAGGTGGCATAGTTTATTGGTTAAATGATTTTGATGAGGAAGATGAATAAACAACTGAGCAAAAGAGAATTGACAAAAATATTATTCAATACTCTTAAAGATGAAAACAAACTAGCAATTAGAATGATTGTTAGAGATTATAACAATAAACAAAAAGAGGTAAAAAATGTTAAGCAAATACGAAACATGGCTACAAACAGCACAATCTAACGAATCAATAACATATCATGAGGGTTATCTTGCAAGAGATAGATTCTTTAATAATACTACAAGAGATATTGCAAATCTTTTTATGAGGTGTGCAGAGAATAATTCAGTAGTATTATTTCAAAAAAGATTGAAACATGGGTCCACAAATCATGATCCTGTTTTTCAATATGTGGCTAAGAAAATATAACAACAAACAGAAAGGGAACTAAATGAACAAAGAAAGCAAATTAACAGAACATGAATTAATCAAAAGACTTGATAATGAGTTTGATGATGTAGATTTTTCAATAAGAGATTGTGCAACAAAAGGTGTTGTTGCTACAGTTTATTTTTATGAAAAAAAACTAGAACAAGAACAACAATAAACAAGAAAGGGAAAATATGTACATAGATAAATACACAATTAATTCTTATGGAAATGAATATAAAGGAAATAAGACATTAAAAAATCAATTGCTTACAACAGTTAAAAGTAAAGACGGAAATAGATTAAAGAAAATGATTTCTTTTTTAGAAGAGTATGAGGAATTAAATCATCCTTATAGTTCTGAAATAGAATTAATTATTAATATAAAAAGATCAGAAGATTAATCTTTATTAATGGGTGTCAAAATTTACTTGGCACTCATAAAAAATATTATGCCAGAAAGTTTAGAACTAAAAGAAATTTTTATTTACTTTGTAATTAATAAAAAATCTAAAAAGATTGTTTATATAGGAGAAAGTCAAAATGGAAGATCAAGAGTACAGTTAAGAAGATTTGATGAAAGAGTTTGTGATGTTAAGGTAATTACATCTAAGAAAATAAAATGTTTAGAAAATTTTTATTTCAGAAGATATTATGAGGCAAGGTGGATATATAAATTTAAACCAGAATATAATAAACAAATTAATACACCACCTAATCTAAATACTTTCTTAATGAAAATGTTTTTATGGAATGAGAACCCTCAAGCAGATTGGATAGTTCCTTTTTCACAAAATTGTCCATTCAAATGTAAGTTTTTAAATCACATACAAAAACAAAATAAATATATTTACAATGATTATTCAAGGGTTTGGAATGAAATTGATTTAGATAAACAGCTTTTTATTAATGGTAAAAAAGCATTTGATTATATATTAAACAATAAAATTGAAAAAACTTTAGGAACAAAAACTAGAAAAACATTTAGAAAAAGAACAGAAAAATTACACAATTAATCTTTAACATCTTCAGCAGTTACATCAATCAAATCATCTTGATTATCTTCCCAAGAAATTTTTATACTTTGATCTGTCTTAACATTTTGTACTTTGTTATCAGAATAAAGATCAGTTAATTTATTAGCAAGGAAAGTTATAAATTTAGTTTTCTCTCTTATCCACAAGATAGCATTTGGATCTTCTATTTCTTGATACTTAAAGACTTGCAGTAGTTTATCAATAAGAGTTTGAACTCCATACTTTCTAGCTTCCGTTATTTTTATTTCTAATTCTGGATTTTTTTTTAAGTACGCATAAAACTTCATCAAGCTGAACGGATATTCCTTTGGGTCCTCCAGAATTTCGGTAAGGGTTTTTCCATTTGCTAGTTGCTCTAATATTGTATCTACTTGGTTTGTTGTTATCAATTCCTGGTTTGATTTTTTGGTAGTAATATTCTTTGAGTTTTTCGTTATCATAATTTTTAAATTGTATTAGTTTGGATAGCTGTTTAATCCTAGTTTCATCTGTATAGTTTTTCTTTTTAAATCCCTTAACATTTTGATAGCCATGATATTTACACTTGTAAACATTATTTGCAAGTAGATAACCCTTCATTTTACAGGGTATTTTTTTACCTACTCTTAACCCAGCACGAGTAAACCCTTGACAAAACACCTTACGCATTGGTCTACCTGGCATAAATTAACTCCTATTAATTACTTGTTTACTGAATTTATGAAGTAAACCTGGCATTTACTTACTTTCCCAGGGTTTAATCCCATTACGAATATTATATGCCTTTTTTTCTTTGTATCTATGATTTGTTTCTTTCTTTATTTTGGACAATGCCGACAATATTTTATCAGCATTTACATATGTTGCACTCTTCTCTCTCTCATTATCTTGTTTACGTTCAATAGCTAGTTTGCATAAATAGATATTAGTTTTATCTTCTTTTAAATCTTCAATAGGGAGCTTAGATAATTCATCTAATATCTTCTCCCTATCCCCTGCAAAACTCTTAACTATTTTACCTATAGTATTAATGGATAATGTTTCTTTAAATGTAGTCGTAATACGGCTATCTGGTGTCGATGAGACGGCTATCTGGGTTGGCTCGTAAAGTTTTTCAGCTCTTAAAAATACTTCATTAACAATATAAGTTTTACCAGATCGACCGCGGATAGATTTAATAATATTTAATTTATTTAAAGTTTCCAAACACTCTTTGATTGTAGTTCGGCAAAGTCCGGTGTCTTTATGGATTGTTTCATGCCTTAGTCCTGCCTTATATCCATTTTTCTTCCAAGCATATTTCATTACAGATAAGAATACATTTAAACAATAAGACTTCTTAACTCCGTCAATAATATCTAAGTGGTGGTATAGTTTATAGGTAATATGTAAAAATCCCCTAGATGTATTCATTTATTTTCCTTTTTTTTATTTGATTTACAATTTGGTAAGTGGTGGTTGTGCAAGTCTAGTAAAACAGAGACCCATTCTTGCTCAGACATAGCGATTAAACGTCCATTGGTAGTGCTTAGACGCTGAACTTTAAAGGTTAGGCTATCCTGGGTCGTTTTTTTATAAAACACCAAGAATACAGGAAGATTAGCAGATTTTCCTAGAGCTTTAATAACATTAGTATATTTAACATAGTTACCCGTATCATAAACGTGTTCAATCAAAGCAAGTGGTTTCCAACAACCTTTATTTTTGCAAATTTCAACAGAATCTATATCGACCATTGCTAAATTGTCGATTGTTCTATGCCATTTTGAATATAAGTCTTTATCAAAATACTTTGCGTATCTCATTTATCTTTTTCTTTTTTATCTGTATAAATTTCGTACCATGCACCACAACTTTTGCAATCGTAGTATGAAATTATGTTGTGAGTTGAATCTGGATCAATATCTTCCATATCATAATCGTTTTGCCAAATCACATCATCATTACAATAAAAGCATTTCATTTTTTTTTTAACCTTTCTTTTAGTTTTTGTATTTCATAATCTTTAACTTCAATATCCATTTCAAGAGCCAGAATTATACCAGATTGTTTTTCTATAAACTTCTTAGCTCGTTTTAATTCTTCCATACATTCAGTTTCTTCAAATATTCCAGAGTATGTCATTTTTCGTATATAATTTTCTTTACAACTTGACGTGGGTATGCAGTTATGTTTCCAATAGACAACTTATCCTCATCATAAGAATAAGAAGTAAAAATTTTTAGAACTTTAGAATCTTTATAATAAAGATAACCTATATCTTCACACCAAGAATAGCTGAACTTATCAACATCTGTTAGATCATCATACCATTGGGAAGAGGAGCAAATATCTTGCCAAATTATACGCACCTTTTTATAGGGTAATTTTTTCTTAGTCATTTTAGTGTCTTTTATATACCTTTTAGAGCTATTGACAATAGACAATAACGGGTGTAATTACAGTATAAAAACGGAAAGGTATAAATGGAAAACGAAAAAATACAAAAAGCATTTTCAATATTTAATGGTGGAGAAGGATTAGATCATTGGTCTTACTCATCAACATCAACACCCTTTGCAAAAAATATTCTTGGTTATAGTTTCCCTCAAGAAGTTAGAAGGAAGTTTCCATTTAGATACAAAGCAAACTTTGGCAACCTAGTTAACAATGTGGTCCAAAAACAAATAGCAGATGTAATTTATAAAACCAAAACAATTAAAGAGACAGAGTGGGATCGAAACTTTAATGTTTGTTTTAAAGCTGAACAAGAAGCAATTAATAAGAACCCACCAGTAGATGCTAAAGATAAGTTCGGCAGAGAATCTATGATTAAGTTTGCGATGGATTGTATTCCTATTACAAAAAAAGTTGTGCAAGAAATTATAGGTAAAGATAAATTAGTTTGCGAAAGATACGTTGAACTAAAAGAGTTTGACATGATCAAGCCTGTCATTGGTCGTATCGATTATGAAACTAAAACAAAATTTATAGAATTAAAAACTAAGCCACCTAATTTAAGGAAGGTTAAAGGTAAAGAAGATTGGAACATGATCACTCAAGATTTACCTACAGAGCCTACGATTGAAAACCTTACACAAACTTCGTTCTACTATATGGCAACAAAGAAGATACCATACTTGGTATATGTTAATGACAAAGACTATGTCATCTTTGATAAGAGCCATGAGTTGATGAAGGCAGATCACTTGCAATATCTTTATAACAAAATGATTGATAAGATTTTGTTGTGGGAAAAGATGATTATGTTTTGTGAGGGTAGCATAGAGAAGTTAGCTTTAATGTGTGAGCCACCAGACTTAAATCATTTCTTTTACTATAAAGATTTAGCAGATGAACAAAAACAACTAATCAATAAACTATGGGGTATTAAATATGAGTAGCGAAAACAACAACGTATATAGAATGGGAAATAACAATATGACAAACATACATAAGAAGTTACACAACGCTTGTAATCATGCAAGTGGTGTAAGAAAAGCAAGTAAGGTTAAAGGTATGCCTTTTAATCCTTTACTTCATGATGATGTACAAAGAGTTGCAATGGAAGCTCTATTAAAAAATAATTTATATCCAACCTGCAATTACATTACAGATGTGACAGATAAATTTGTCGTAGTGACTTGTACTATGAGAATAACTGACATTGATGATCCAGCAAGTTTTGTTGTGATTGACGGATGTACTGCCATGGGTGGTTTAGATAAATACGGAACGGGTCAAGCAATGTCATACAGTAAAAAGTATGCGTTCTTAAATGCACTCAATCTAAAAACAGGAATGGATTTAGAAGATGGTTATAATGCAAAACCATTTGAGCAAAATTCTGTGGAGCAATCTACAGAACCTACCTATCTTGATGATGAGATAGATGTAGAAGAGATCATTAACAGGATCGAACAAACTAAAACTGAAAAACAATTAGCTTCGGTTAAAAGTCAAGTGAGATCAGTTGTTAATCATCTCAAAAATAATAACTTCAAAGCATACGAACAGATCAGAGATGTAAGTAGTAAGCATGAAGTCAAACTAACAAATAATCAACAGTAGTTGATATAACTAAGGAGTAAACATGGATAATCAATCCGACAAGATATACATCAACCTAACCAAGAATAAAGATTGGAAGTCTCCAACAGATAAACTTCCAGTTTATATTGGTCCTAAAAATATGAAACATCCAGATAAGAACTGGACTATTGGGGTCAATATTGGTGGCAAGTGGTATAACCAAGCTGCGTTCCCGTCAAAAGATCAAGACGGCAATGTCAAGGAAGGAGAATTGACAGTAATTTTAACACCGAGTGGAGCAGGAGCAAGTAAAAATGCCTTTGCAAAACCAAGTGAAGGTGCTAATAACGAATATACCTTTTAACTTAGGCTAAAGGGTATCCAGCAGGGTGGGGTTTTTTTTCCCTTTCTAATCGTTTTCCCCACCTTGCTAAAACAGGATTTAGTATGACAGATAATATAAAAGAACCATCACACTACACAGCAAACAAGATTGAACCTATTGATTTTATAATTAAAAATGAATTTGATTTTTGTGAAGGCAATGTAATTAAGTATATTTCTAGATACAAAAGAAAAAATGGTATCGAGGATCTTAAAAAAGCTAAACAGTATATAGATTTTTTGATCAAAAAAGAAGTTGAAAAAACTAAATAAGTATGACAAAATTTAAAAGAATTATCAATGGAGAGTGTCATTTTGAAATGATCGAACTCTTTGATGATGTACAGAAAGCTGCAAACAACTCGAACAGAGGAGAGTTTGTAGAATGTAAGATCAACAATTTAAAGTTTGATTTTGCAACAGTAAAAAAGGAGCATGATGGAAGACATCAAGATGCGTCTGCAGAAGCTAAAGGATCAACAAGAGAAGAAACACTCAAAGTATCTGGAAGCAAAACACAAAGTAAATAAGTATCAACAAGATTCTTATAAATTACTTTGGCAAATAGAGCAGACAAAAGAACAGTTAATGGCATATAAATAGTCATTAACGTAATGATTGAAAAAAAAGAAAGGAAACTGTAGGGGATCTATGACCATAAATGTAAGTCAACACTATAATAAACACATAAAACACTTAGACCAAAACACATTTGTATACAAAGTTAAGAAAGCATTTTACCTTCTTACGAACCAAGAAGAAAGATTATATGAGGTAGGGTTCTCGGAAGGATTTTTATATGCTGCAAAACTTTTACAGAAACAATCTATTGATGATAGTAATAAGAAAATAATTGGAGTTGTTTACAAAAATGCAAACTTAAAAACTGTTAATACAATAGTAGATAAAGTTTGTGAAAAATATCTTGTAAGTAAACATGATGTGTTTGGTAAAGGTAGAACTAGAGATGTAGTTAGAACAAGAAGCATACTTTATAATCTTTTACATGAAGAATATAATGTAAGTATCTCGTCTATTGGAAGAGTGTTTGGTCAAGATCACACTACAGTTTTACATTCACTAAACAATAAACAAAACAAGTCTAGATATTGGGGTAGCGAATATTCTATCTGGAAAGAGTATGAAAATTTAAAAACAGAATTGTTGCCAATAACTACTTCTTAAATCCAGACTTCATATTCTTATAAGCCTTTGCAGATATAGTAGACTTCTTTTTAGAGTTTGATGTACCAGCTCGTTTTTTCTTATTAATATTATAGTACAAACCTTTTTTAGCGATCTTACCAGATTTAGTTTTGTGATAACCTTTTTTCATTACTTCTTCTTTTTAGATTTTTTAATTTTTTTTTGTAAAAATTTTGGCAGAGTTTTCTGCTTAGCTGTTAGCTTACTTTTACCTTTTGACTTACCATACATAATTGTTCTCCTTTTGTTGATTCATTTTTACCACACAATGTTTATCAAAACAACTACCATCTTTACCATCATGGCAAAAGTATTGTTTCTTATGGGTTACAATCCAACCTCCTGCATCACTCATGAGCATCTTCTTGCACCACACACAGTAGCCACAGATTAATGATTGTTGTATTGGTTTCTTCCAACCTTTTTTCTTCACTTCTTTTTCTTTTTTCTCTTACTAAAGTTAGTAAAGTCAAAGGTAAATAAATCATCTACCTTTTTAAATTGATTATCCATCCAACCAAATAACTTGTAAACTAATTTGTCTAGCATTTCCATCTTCGTCTTGCCTGTCTTATTCTTGAATTAGGATCGTTCCTAGTTTTAGCTGATGATCTTTTAAGTTGACCTGCACTTCTTGCACAATATGACTTACGTCTTTTAGCAGCTTTAGATCCTGCTTTTACTTTACCAGTTACTGCTGTCTTTAATTTAGAACCTGGATTAGCACGTCTATATCTTGCAACACCTTTAGCGGTCATACCAGCTCCAGACTTTGTGGGTCTGTAGTTTGCGTTCTTACCTTTGGTAGTTTTTCTGATAGCCATAATTATTCTTCTACTATTTTTTTAATAGCTTTGCTACCATCAATATTTTCTTCAAGTTCTGCTTTTACTTTGCCACACTTATATTCAATATTACTATTCGCATCACGTTCAGCAACACGTTTACCTTTTAGGCAATCAGACATAGCAGGTTGTATTCTGTGTTCAGTTAATTCACCTGCCACAAACATACATAAAGCAACCACGCTACTAATGACTGTTTCCATTTTGTCTTACCTTATCTTTTAAATGCTCAACATCAGCTAACGCTTTATCTAATTGATCTCTTAAAAATTGTATATTAACTTTATTCGTCATGTTTTGTTCTTGAGTCAATTCTAATTTTTCTGTTGTCTTATATAAATCTTCTATCAACATATATTGTTCTTGATCAGTTGGTAGTTGTTCAGATTTTTTAAGTAGATCAGCTTGGAATAATTCTCTTGATGTCTCTAAACTTGTAAGTCTGGCAGTAACTTCTGTGTATGCAAACACACCCATAGCAACAGCTACAACGATACCAACCATATTTTTAATTGGCATAGCAACAGATGTACTTTCTGACAATTTCATCTAGGTGGTCCTCCAAAGAAAGCAAGAAGTATAAACATAATAATTAATGCTCCTGTAAAATAATAATTCATATAGGCGTACTCCATTATTATCTACCTTGACCTAAATATCGATTAGTATTTTTTTGGCGTTTCTCATGCTTATTCATAGACTTTTTGTGTTGACCTGGTCCACGCTTCTTAGGTTTATCTCTAGGTATAAAATGTGTAAACTTTTGCTTTGCCATTACTTCTTCTTCTTTTTATATTTCTTTTTCTTCTTACCTGTTTGTTGTGAAAGAAGTGTGGGTTTCTTTTTACTATACCTTGATACCATCATTGTAGATATTCGATTGCTCATTACTATATAATAATTGCAATGATCAAAATAACAACAACAACTGCTATTGCTTTTTTATGCTCTTCCACAAAATGTGGGATATGATCTTTTAAGTTCATTTCTTTCCTCCTTTAAATATTTGTGTTCCTTTTATACCATAGATACTTGCCACGACAAGAATCCATAAATTTGTAAACCAGCTAGGAAGCGATTGGAAATGTTCAAAAAAAATTTTAATTTTATCCATAGCTTGAGCATCATCTGAAAAAACTCCATACGCTAAAACCAAAATTGGAAGTGTCAATATTACGAGAACCGCTTCATCCTTGTAATCTGATTGTCTAGCTTCTAAAAGTTTACCAGAATATTCTAGCTCACCACTAGCCATTTTCTCTGCGTGTTTAGCTTGTGCATTAGCCATCATCATTTTAGTTTCTTGTTTCTTTTTATAAATATGACTACCAGCATTTACCGCTAATTTAATTGCACTTAACCACATCTTATGTCTCCTAGTATTGGTTTGTATTTCGTCTTACCATCTTCTTTAAAAGCTCTCAAGAATTGTTTTCTAGGTTTATCTGCAACACTACAATGCACCCAACCACTTGAAGGCTCACCAATCGTATAAAACTCAAGGATCATTTGATCCCAACCCTCTATATTATCTTTTATCCAATAAGCAAGTTCAGCATTATCTGTGCCTGGACATTCAAAATCAACCGCTTCAGCTTTGCTATGTTGGCTATTAATTGAGCTACCTATCTTAACGCATAGCTGCTCACTACGAAATCCAGAAGTTATTATAACAACACCAAACTTATCTCTAACTGGTTGCAATAAAGTCTCGCAAAGGTTTTGTAGTTTAGCAATCTGATCTGAGTTAGGTTCATTAGGTATACCCAATCTAATTGCTGTGTCTGATTTAGTTAGTTCTTGTAGTGTAAAATTTTCTGATAATTTCATTCGTATATAATCCTTACGTTAAGTTTCTTTTGCTCTTTGGTTGTACCTCTACATATAAATGATCCTTTAAGGTTTCTTTTATATCCATCTTTTGCAACATAACTGTCAACTTTTCTATAGTTCTTAGATTTAACATCGTAAGCAGTATACTCACCTGTGGTCATATTTAAAGTAACAATATCTACTGGACCAAGACCACCAACTGGTGCAAATACTATTAAATTAGGATCTTCAGCAAGACGCAGCTGTGCTTTTAATTCTGAGGTTAGACCAGTAACTGCTTTCTTTCTTCTAGCCATAAAGACCTCAAAGTTAAAGTTTTTGAAATAGTATAACTATAATTGTAAACATACCACCTATTAAAGCTGACATAGCATAGTATAGATGTTTCTTAATATCTTTAATTTCTGATTCTATATTGTTAATTTTTTGGTGGGTTTGTTTCTGCATGATACGACATAATTTCTCGTGTGATTCTATTTTTTCTAACGCAATATTCTTAGGCATCTTCACCTTTAACTTCATTGCAGAAATAAGTTACATATAATTTATCTTTGTTAAATGCTTCTATGTTTTCGTTAGTAACTTTAATCGTTGCTATCGCACCTGCTTTAGTACAATCTGTCCAGGTTTTAAAATGTATTGGTGGTACTGATGTGTTGTTACACAAACCTGTGATCGCTGAACAGATCGTATAAGCCAACACAAATTTCATTATGGTTTAGGTGTATCTGCTTTCACTTTAGCAATAGCATCTTCCCAGTTAGTAGTACCATTAACCTTATCCCAGTATTGCATATCTAACTGTTCTTGTATTGATGGATAAACTCTATCTCTTTGATATTGGTTAGCATCATACTCTGCTTGTAGTTCTGTCATCTTAGCTTCTATGTCAGCTACTGGTATAGGTGTTGTTCCATTTAACCAAGTTATTTGATTTATGTCATCTGCATTAACAACAACTTCTGCATTAGGATTTATTTTTAATATTGCTTTTGTTATATTGCTCATTATCCTACTACCTCAAATGCTGTTAATGTTGATGTACCTCTTGCTGTATAACCAGCATCGGTATCGTCTGCAGAACCATTTATATAAGATGTACTTCCACTTGTACCCATACGAAATTGTACAGTATATGTTAATTCTGAAGTAGATGATGGAGAATCTAAAAAATGAGAACCTTCTCCAGAACTATTATTTGCATCAGTACCATCATAAAAATTTCCAAAAGTAGTAGCAGTTCTACTACCAGAATTTGTTCCTAAACAAATACCAGTACCACCTCTAGCAAATCTTATCATTAAAGCATTACTTCTATTAGTACCAAGAATACTCATAATTAATAAAATTTTGTTTGAAGTTGATGAAGGAGTAATATTAACTGATAATCCTGGTATATTAGCAAAAGTTGTTGAAGTAGTGTTTGCTAAATCTACTTTAGTTGCACTTACAACTTGCAAAATCTTTCCTTTACCAGAGTTTGCTCCTAATGTAATTAATGCCATATTGTTATACTCCTAAATTTAAAATATCTATTCCTTGTTCTATTGGAGGATTAGTAAATGTTTCGTCTTGATTATAAGTAGCACCCATTTGAGCATCATTACTTGCTACACAAATATAATGATTTTCAAATCCTAAAGGTACACCACTTTTAATTTCTTCATACTCAACAATATTTTCTACTAAATTTGTTGTTGTGTTAATAATACAATGTTTATACATAAAATTCCTCAATAATAATTATTCCACTTGTTCCTGTACTTCCAGCTCCACCATCTGTACCAGCACTTCCACCACTTCCTCCAGAACCAACAGCATAAGAATAACTTGATGATGGTTGAGTTATTAATTGTTTTAGTGAGCCACCAGCTCCTCCTCCTGTGCCACCATATCTTAGTGATGAAGAAGAACCTCTACTTCCTCCTCCTCCACCAGCACCATATCCTACTGGAGAACCAGCACCTCCTACATAATTTCCACCAATTGCACCTACACCTAAAAAGCTATTACCACCAGCACCACTATCTATTGAAAAAGAAGTGCCAGATGAACCAAAATTTGCAAAGCCACCTTGACCTCCTGTAAAATTAAAAAAAGTATTATCTCCTGTTGCAGAAGCTATTGATGTTGAGCCTCCAACTCCACCACTACCCCAATTTGTTCCACCACCACTTCCTCCATTAGAAGTTAAATAAGATGAACCAAAAGTTGTATTACCACCAGCACTACCAGAACCCATTGTTCCAGCACTTCCACCACCAGCACCTCCACCACCAGCACCTATTAATGTTACTTGAATATGTTTTGCACCTGATGGTAAATTATAAGTTCCTGTGCCTGAAGTGTATCTAGTTATTGTTGGTTTAGTAAAAGATGTTTTAACATCTGTAACAGAGCCATCACTAGGTACTGTCATAACTCCTGTTCCATAATGTAAAAAGAAATTACAAGTAGATGTACTAGCAACTGCAACGCCAAAGTTTATTGTAGAACTAGAAACTGTAAAGTTAGTAGCTTGAACCACACCATCAATACTAATCAAACATGATTGAGCAGAGTTTGGTGTAAATGCTACTGAACCTTTTGTAATAGAATAAGAACTAGAACCATCAAAGGTAATATTATCTAGTACCTCTATGTTTGATATTTTATCTAATCCTCTGCCAAGATAAGCCATTACTCTGAACCTCCATTATCTATTATTTCGTTACCTTCTATTGCGACCCATTCTTGAATTGCTTGGTAATCTGTGTTTGCTTCGTCTAGTGGTACTGACCAAGCTGTACCATTAGATAAAGTCATTTTGTAACCAGTAAATTCATTTATAAAATATTCTTTTTTTACGCTATTAATCATGGCTATAACTCCGAATTAAAAATTAAAATTGAATCATTACTATGTCTTGTAAAATATGGTTTTGCTGGTGTCATAGTAGAATTAAAATTTGCTAAATAAATCATAAATGAACTTGGGTCTGCATTATTTCCATATCTAGTAATATCATTAGATGATTGTGTATAATCATTTGTGTAACCATCTGTAACTACAAAATTACCATTTTGACTAGCAGATGGTGTTGACCTCATCTTAACTCTAAGTGTTGTTTCTCCAATAACAGCACCAGAGGTAGAATGACCTGCACCAAAAAATGCTTGTGTTGTTTGATAGTATCTTTCGCATCTCTGTAAATTTACATCAGGTGGCAAGAACTCAAAATCAGATGCAGTTGTTCCAGCTTCTAATTGTACGCCTGTAACATACCATTCGTTTGATGTGCTATCTGCAAGATTGACTTGACCTACTTGTCTATTAGCTTGTGTACTACTACCCCAAGAAGTTTGTAAAGTTCCAGAAGTCCAATTTGAGCCACCACCTAACCAAAAATTTAATTGAAAACTATTTCCATTGTCATTATCTAATGTTCCTGTGGTATCTCCATCATAAGTTATAGTTTTTTTCTCCCAAGTATTAGATGAATTTATTGTATAAGATTTATTTATAGTTCTATTGTTATCAACATCTTTTAATTCAGCTATATAAGTTCCTGTTTTATTAGATTTAACCCAAAATGATGCAGTTAAACTTTCAGCGTTTGATGTTCCTTTTTTTAAATACTGTAAGTTTTGACCTTCAATACTTTGTGTGAGAACTATTAAATCATCAGCAGATGGAGAAGCATCAGCAGTAGTACAATCTAACTTTAAAGATTTTGCAAATCCTTGACCAGTAGGTACATCTGTATCTTGTGAAATTGTCCAAGTACCTAAACTAGATACTTCAACATTAAATCTATCTACACCAAAATTTGCACTACCAGAAGAAATACTGCTAAATGAAGTTCCTCTTTGTGCTATGTCCATTGAACCATTGATGATGATGTTTCTGAACTTAACATTGTCTTGAAAGCCAGCACTTGGTATTTTTGATATTGCCATTATTTATTCTCCAACTCTGTTATTCTAGCTTCTAATTCTTGAATTGTTTTAACCAGTAAAGGTACTAATTTAGCTTGGTCGATACCTTGATAGTTTGGTGTACCATCTTCTTTAACTGCATCTTTTTCTCCACAGATTGCTTCTGGTACTACTGATTGAACTTCATGTGCTAAGAAACCATCAACTGTTTTATCTGTATCTGTTATAAAATTAAATCTCTTTGGTTTTAATTGTTTAAGTCTTGTTGTTGCATCTTCAATATCAACTACATTTTCTTTTAATCTGTAGTCAGATGAAGTGTTATAAGAAACACCACTTCCACCACTTCTTCTAATTGAACCTACTTGACCACCATCATTTAGAAATTCAATATAGTCTGCTTGATTTTGAATTGAAAACATAGCTGAACAATAATCGCTAGTTCCACAATGTGATTGAAGTTTAGCTGTTCCTTCAGCAGTTGAGCCATTTACTAACATTTGTCCACTACCTAAATCAATATTAACGCCATAAGTTCCATCTTCGCCAATTTTGAAACTTCCAGAAGAACCTATACCTTCAAGATAAAGTTCATCTCCATCTGAGTGAATTTTATAATTTCTACCAGAAGCACTAGTTGAATCAATCCGTATCTCTGGTGTATCTGCTTTAATCTCAAGTTCTGCATTAGGAGATGTTGTTCCAATACCAACTCTATTATTTGTGTCATCTAAATAAAAAGTTCCACTATCGTAGTTAAAAGGTTTTGAAAGCATATCGCCTGTAACTGAATTATTAGCAGGTGTTACAGTTTGAACAGCTTTACCTAAATACACACAGTACATATCATCACTTGATGATGTAGCTTCTGTTAGTGTCAATGTAGTTCCACTTGCAGAATATGCAGTTGTAGGCTCTTGTCTTACAAAGTTAATAAACAATGCTAACTCATTTGCATTAGCAACTGGATTATCCAATGTGTAAGATGTAGTCGCACTTGTACTAAAGTCTTGTTTAGCAAAACTTGTGTAACTTAATGCTGGTTGATTACCAATAAAAGGCATTAATTATTCTCCTTAACTACTAATTGCATCTACTGCTGATACCCAAACATCTAAAGATGAAGCTGTATCTGATACAACTTTTAAAGCATCACCAGATTGAACTACAAATTTAGCTCCACCATCTAATACTTGTAAAGATGAACCAGTTGGTATTGGTGCATTTTTAACAAGATAGATGTCGTTAGATCCATCATTGATATAAACAGATGCTATAACACTTGATGTTGTAACATTTGAAACTGAAATACCAACAACAGTATCATAACTGTTTGCAGTAAATAGTGTTGCTGCAGATGTACCTACATCGTTGCTTGTGTATCGTCTAAAGTTTTGTGCCATATTACTCCTTTATTATAAAGCTATCGCCATTGCAATAGCAAATCCATTAGATGCTAAACTTGATGCGTCTACAGCAGCATCTTGCCAAGATGATCCATTATACACACGAAGTACATTGTTTGTTGTATTAAAATATAAATCTCCTGCAGTTAAAGCGTCTCCATCATTATCTACTGTAGGATCACTAGATTTAGCTCCTAAATAAGTATCATCAAAATTATCAGCTGCGGCTTCGGCAGCGGCTTGAGCTGCTTGAGCAGCTGTTTTAGCTGTGTCAGCAGAGGTAGCACTTGATGCAGAGTTAGTTGCTGAAGTAGCTGCTTCACTAGCTTTAGTAGTAGCAGTTGATGCACTAGATGCAGCATTGGTAGCTGATGTAGCGGCTTCTGATGCTTTAGTTGTTGCAGTTGATGCAGAACTTGTAGCTGATGTAGCTGATGAAGCTGCATTGGTTGCAGATGTACTAGCAGCACTAGCTTGTGATGTTGCTGTTGTAGCTGAACTAGCAGCACTCGTTGCAGATGTTGCAGCATTTGTTTCTGAAGTCGAAGCATTAGATTCTGATGTTGATGCTTCACTAGCTTTTGTGGAAGCAGTTGAAGCAGATGAAGCTGCGGCAGTTGCAGAATTTGCACTTGCAGTAGCAGATGTTGCACTAGCTGTTGCGGATGTTGCAGCGGCAGTAGCACTAGAAGCGGCAGCTGTAGCACTTGTTGCTGCTGTAACTGCGTCTACCAAAAGTTCAAAGTGATCTGTGTCTGTTAATGAATCTCCTACAACAGCGTCTGCTATACAAATGTAAACATTATTAAGTTGAGCTGTAGTAGTTGATTTAATTATATCTCTAACATTATATGCTTCTGTAGTTACTGTTGTGTCTGTACCTTTGTATGTACCTAATTCTTGTGTTACTGAAATTTCTCCTGCACTATCAAA